CGACCGTATGCCGTGCCGTATCGACGTGCTGTATGGCTACTCGGTGATCCGTCCGCAGATGGCTGTCCGGCTCTGGGGTTGATGCCATGAGTTACGTACTCGGCAATCTCCCCAAGCAGGCGGTCATCAGCGTTACGCTGTCGCCCTCCGCCGTGTCCGCGAACACCTCTGCAGAGCAGACGTTCACGGTCAACGGTCTGGAGGCGGGGGATCACGTCGCCGTCAACAAGCCGACTGCCCAAGCGGGCCTCGGTATTGTTGGGGTGCGTGTTTCCGCAGCGAACACGCTGGCGATCACTTTCGGTAACTTTACGGGTAGTTCGATTACCCCGACGGCGAGCGAGGTCTACAAAGTCCTCCTGAGCCGCCCGGACAGAACTATTACCGACGGCATTATTTAATTTAGGAGTAATAACTCATGGCTCTTCCAAATGGTTCTGGTGGATACCAGGTCGGCGACGGCAATCTTGGTGAACCGCTGTTTCAGCCGCAAGGCGCCCCGACGGCGCTGACTGCGGCGGCAACGGCCACCCCGGCGCAACTCGCCAACGGACTTTTCACCTTCAATGGCACTGCGGGCGATCTCACTCTCCCGACCGTGGCTGATCTTGAGGCGGCGTATCCGTCGATGGATAAGGTGGATTCTTCGTTTGACTTCTTTGTCATCAACATCGATGCGGGCACCGACGACATTACTGTCGCCGTGGGCACCGGTTGGACGGTGGTTGGCAACATGAAGGTCGATGAGGCTACGTCGGGTCACTTCCGCGCTCGCAAGACGGGCAGCGGCACTTGGACCTGCTACCGCATCAGCTAATACTGCATGGCTGTTATCTACCTACGACACGAGCGTCACGGTACGAAAGTAGCGTGTTCGTGGCACGAGGCTAGAGACGACATGGAGTGGGGTTGGGAGGAATACGATCCGAACGACCCTGATGAAATGGAGACTCCGGTGCCCTCGGAAACGGGGGCATCGGAGAATTCCGGTAATGCGTTGAGAGCGACTAAGCGCCGACGCAAGGAGTAGAAGATGGCGACTACCGCTGCAGACCAGATCAACGGGGCGCTGCGTTTGATCGGGGTACTGGCAGAAGCCGAAGCCCCTTCGGCAGCGATGGCGCAAGATGCCCTGACGGCGCTTAATCAGATGATTGATTCGTGGAACACGGAGCGTCTCTCTGTGTTCTCCACCATCGACCAGGTATTCAACTGGCCCCCTAGCACTCGTATCCGCACCCTTGGCCCGACCGGCGATTTCGTCGGTCAACGCCCGGTGCAGTTGGACGATGCGACTTTTTTCCGTGATGCCTCGACGAACGTGTCGTATGGCATCAAGATGATTAACCAAGAGCAGTACAACAACATCGCGGTCAAGACGGTCACGTCTACCTATCCGCAAGTGCTGTGGTACAACGCGACCTATCCCGACATCGAAATCTACATCTACCCCGTGCCATCACGGGTGCTGGAGTTCCATTTCGTATCGGTAGAGAAGTTAACGGAGCCTGCCACGCTTGATACCGTGCTGGCGTTCCCGCCGGGTTATCTGCGTGCGTTCCGCTACAACCTTGCTTGCGAACTCGCGCCGGAGTACGGCGTTGAGCCTTCGCCGCAGGTGCGTCGTATTGCGATGTACAGCAAGCGCGATCTGAAGCGCATCAATAACCCGGATGACGTGATGGCAATGCCAGCGGCGCTGATGGTCAATCGTCCGCGCTTTAATATCTATACGGGCAACTTCTAATGAAGTCTCCGATTCTGGGTAGCAGCTACGTTATTCGTAGCGTCAACGCTGCCGACAATCGGATGGTGAACTTGTACCCCGAAGTGATTGCGGAGGGTGGCAAGGAGCCTGCGTATCTACAACGTTGCCCTGGCTACACGCTGCAAGCGACCGTAGGTGATGGCCCGATTCGCGGCCTCTACACGCTTGGCAACTTTCTCTACATCGTTTCGGGCAACGGCTTCTATCGCCTTGACGAAGCCTTTGTAGGCGAAACGACCGGCTTTTTGGAATTAGAAGACGGTAGTTTTGTATTGCTGGAAGACAGCAGCAAAATTACCCTTGAATCAGGCACGGCGTACATCGGTTACGTTAGCGGCACCGGGCCAGTATCGATGGCCGATAACGGCACGCAGATATTTATTGCCGCAAACCCTGATGGGTATATCTACAACAGCAACACGGACGTGTTCGCGCAGATTACCGATGAGGACTTCCCAGGCGCGGTAACGGTTGGCTATCTTGACGGCTATTTCGTTTTCAACGAACCCAACAGTCAGCGCGTATGGGTCACCGCGTTGCTTGATGGCACGTCAATCGACCCGCTTGACTTTGCCTCTGCCGAAGGCTCGCCCGACGGCTTGGTGTCGCTCATTATCGACCACCGCGAAGCGTGGCTCTTTGGCACCAATAGCGTAGAGGTCTGGTACAACAGCGGCGAAGCGGACTTCCCGCTCTCGCGCATCCAAGGCGCTTACAACGAGATCGGCTGTATTGCGCCGTATTCCGTCGCCAAGATGGACAACAGCGTGTTCTGGCTTGGCGCTGACGCTCGCGGTCAAGGCATCGTGTATCGAGCGCAGGGCTATCAGGGCGTGCGCGTATCGACTCACGCCGTAGAGTACGCGATTCAGCAGTACGCCAATTTGGCCGATGCGACAGGCTACACGTATCAGCAGGACGGCCATACGTTCTATGTGCTGAACTTCACGGATGCCGATACGACATGGGTGTACGACGCCGCAACGGGCGCATGGCACGAGCGTGCGGCGTACCGTAACGGCGACTTCAAGCGTCACCGTGGCAACTGCCACACCCGCTTCGACAGTCAGCCGCTTATTGGTGACTACGAAAACGGCAACATCTATGCCTTTAGCCTTGACGTATTTAGCGACAACGGGGCTACGCAAAAGTGGCTACGTTCGTGGCGTGCGCTGCCGACGGGCGCCAATAACCTCAAGCGTTCGACGCATCATTCGCTGCAAATCGACTGCGAGACGGGCGTGGGGCTAAACGGCTACGGACAGGAAGATTACGATTATCTCGGCACGCAGTCGCTAGACATACTAGAAACCGAAAGCGGCAGCAGCATTATCCTTGAGTTCACGCCGACCGTTGGCGCAGTACCGCAGTTGATGATGCGTTGGTCGGACGATGGCGGTCATACCTATACGGAACCGCGAACTGCCTCAATGGGCCGCATCGGTAGATACGGCACCCGTACCATCTTCCGTCGCCTTGGCATGACGACGAAGCTGCGTGACCGCGTGTACGAGATCAGCGGCACCGATCCCGTCAAAGTCGCCATCAATGGCGCTGAACTCACGATCAGCGAGACGAGCGCGTAATGGCAAACATTACGAACATTCCAGCGCCTCGAGTGCCGTTCATGGATGAGCGGACGGGCCTCATTTCGCGTGAGTGGTTTCGCTTCCTCAACAATCAGTTTGTGCTGACGGGAAGCGGCACGACGGCGACCAGCATTGCTGACCTTGAAGTGGGTCAAGCGTTATCGCCAGACACGGATGACGTAACGGCGGTATTGCAATCGGAGATACAGGCGCTGCAAATAGCGCCGACTCGATATGAACCAAACCCGGTCAATTACGGCCAGTTTTACGACACGACGACGCAGACGGCAGCGGCAATTAACACCGCGTATGCGATGAAATTCAACACTTCATCGGATCGGTATGGTGTGTATGTAGACCCCGCAAACAACACGCACATTAAGGTTACGCGCCCTGCTATTTACAATATGCAGTTCTCGCTGCAACTTGATAAGACTTCTGGCGGTACGGGGCTGTTTTATGTGTGGGGGCGGATCAACGGAGTAGACATTCCGTACTCCGCCTCGCAGGTACGTATCCAAGGCAACAACGCCGAAATCTTCGTGGCCGCTAACCTTTTTGTATCCATGTCCAACGGGGATTACTTCCAGTTGATGTGGTCGGTTGATGATACGTCCGTGCAGATTTTGGCATCGGCGGCTGCTGCGCCGCATCCAGGCATTCCGTCAGTCATCCTTACTATGACGCAGGTGTATATATGACCGTATATCTTTCGGCTCTCGCAGGGGCGGGCGCACAGTTTTTCACCGACGACGGCTCTGTCCTGTCGGGCGGCAAGATTTACACCTACTCCGCTGGCACGACGACGCCACGCACAACCTATACGTCATCGTCGGGTCTGGTAGCCAACGCCAATCCCATCATTTTGGATTCGGACGGGCGACTGCCGAACGACCTATGGCTGATGTCAGGGTTCACGTATCGGTTGGTCGTAACCGACTCCACGAACGTGCAGATCGGCTCGTATGACGACATTCCCGGCGTCAATGACGGGGCGCTGCTGTCGGTGCCGTTTTCGTCCATTACGGCCAAGCCCACGACCCTTGCGGGCTACGGCATAACGGATGGCGTTACAACGACGGCAGCGGCTGCGACCTACGCGCCGATTGCCTCGCCGACCTTTACCGGCACGCCGCAGATTCCCGATAACGCCGCAAGCAGCACAAATTACCCGGTCGGTTATCGAGAGGCGCCGCGTAACGCGCAGACGGGTAACTACACGCTCGTCCTCGCAGATCGCGGCAAGTCGGTCGTGATGGGCGATGGCACGGCAACCGCCATCACGGCGACCATTCCGGCTAACAGCTCGGTCGCGTTTCCCATCGGCACCGTTATCATCTTTGTTAACCTCAATACCGTCGGCCTCTCGATTGCGATTACGACCGACACGCTGACGCTGGCAAATAGCACGACGACCGGCACCCGTACCTTGGCGCGTAATGGCTTGGCCACGTGCGTCAAGATCAATACGACCTCGTGGCTGATCAGCGGGGCGGGCCTAACCTAATGGGCGGCGCTACGCTCGCAGCGGCTATTGCAGGCACGACCGGCGGGGCTGGGGCGGGCGTCTTTGACCTATCTGAGGGCGCAGGCACTATCAGCATCCCATCGGGCTTTACCTCGCTGACCATCGAAGTGTAGGGC